AAAGTAGCTACTTTTCCAAATTCTTTTATTAAAAGTTTTTCTTATGCCAAGCCTTTTAAGCCACCAAAATAAATCAGCATTTTCTCTACAAGGCATCACGCCCCGCCTCCTTCCAGTATCTTTTCGGCTGCCTCTAACGAGTATAGCCACTGCTCAAATTCCCCGCCTGGCAAAATATCGGCCCAGGGCGCAACCTCACCATTCAAATGCAGGACCGAACATTTTTAATCTTCCTCCTTTAATTGTTGAATTTCCTCTTCTAACTCTTCAACTTGCCCTTCTAACCTCTCCACTTCACTTTGCAATTCTTCATTTTCTGCTTCCAGTTCTTCCACTTGTGAATAACAACTTCGGCAATATAGCTCTTCGCCCTCAGTTATTGAACTGTTACATTCGTCACATCTTATTTCGATTTCGAACAACGCTTTTACCCTCCTTTTTCAATTATAATTTTCGCTTTGTTGCGGTTGTAACGTTCCATGGTGTATTTAGTTCCTTGTAGTTTATTAAGAGCAAACTGCACCTTCTTTTTACCTCTGACCATCAAAGTCCCTTCGCCTGGGTTAACTATTTTAAGTTTTTGAATGACCATCGCTCTCCTCCTTTACACTGCTTTAAGCTCTTTTCCATCTTTAATTAACTTTATTTCTTTAATACAAACACCGAAAACGTATGGGTGCTCTTTGAGGAACCTATCTTTCAATAAATCCCTTGCTTCTTGTATGGCGTAACCAGCTCCCTCTTCTGTTTCCATCCGCACTTCTTTGGCTTCCCTGCGTTTCCTTTTGTTAATATCCATGAAGATTACATCGAAAACCATTTTATACTTCAAGAGCTTACACCTCCGTTTTCGGGTTTCGGACCACTTCTGAACACCTGGGACAGAGTTTTTTAGCGTTTTTCTGATTTTTAAGCTTTCTTTCAAAATTCCTGGTCACGTTCTCCCAGGTTCTAACAACTTCCCAATTTACACCTGCTTTGGCCACTGCCCTGAGAAGTCTTGAACTGTTTCCCTTGTAGTGTCTGTTTATTCTTTTCTCAACGTTGCCATTTTCACAGAAACCTATGTAGTGTCTGGCGTGTTTATAAGGCTTATCGAAACAAAGCAGGTAAACCGTTCCTTTGTTTTCCATGGTTTTAGAACCTCCAAATTAGAAGTGCTGTAAAAGCTACGCCCATGGCCAGATACACCAACTTGGCTTTATTGTCCCTCTCTCCCACGGTTCCAAAAATACCCAAAGCTACAGCCACTAACATAAGGACGGTTAAAAGATGTTGTGCGAAATCCATTTATTTCACCTCCTCTCCTTTCCAGATTTTAAGCTGTTCACAAAATTCTGCACAATTGCAGTTTCTATCCGCATGCCAGGATTTTTTACAGCCAATACAGGGTGACTTCTGAGGAGAATGTTCTACTAATAGAATGCGTTTCCCTATTTTGATTAACGACTGTCCTAATTCAGGAGCATGGCCATCTTGAACCATCCATTTTCGAACCTGTTTCAAGCTCTTAAACCCATGAGCTATTCCTTGAAGTTTCATTTTACATAACTGGTTCCACTTCATCTGAACTAAAACGTCAAAATCGTCTACTGTTTTAATTTTAACGAAAGGAAAAATTGCTTTCAGGTCGTTAATGGTCTCTCCAGATATAATCGGTTCTTCCCTTGTCCACGGAAAACCAGCTTCTTTGAATTGCTTGAAGGATTTATTCAGCTTCAGGTTCATGTTCTCTTTTCTCCTTTCTCTCTTTTATGATATCAATACACCGTTCCACCACTTTAAAAAACCTATCTCTGTCTGCTACTTCAGGATTTTCTATTTCCACAATTAGGTCGTCTCCACTATTAAACATCGCCCCGTAATTAAAACTAAGATAATATTTCCGCATTAAAGTGGTTCCTCCTTTCTTGGTAACTTTTTCCTCCTACACTTACATTATAACATGCGTTGGCAAACCTTGTCAATTATTCTATTTTCAACCAAATTGTTTTAATTTTTCTTCTTTTTCTTTTAAGGAAGCTCGAAGTATTCTTCGCATGGCATTAATCACTTTTCTGTCCCAATATGGGTCAGTGGCATAGCGTCTTCCAATTCTTTCGACTGTTTCTCTACCACGGTTTAAATAGTTTCTTTCAATTCGTTCAGACACGTGCATTATGCTGTGTTCCATGGATTTAAAGCTTTTAGCATATTTTAACGGATTGCGGTCGTATGCTCCCCACCCAAAATAATTGTTTCTTGTTTGAGCTAAATATGAATTTCCCCACGCTGTTTCTAAAACAGAGACACCAGCAAGAAATAATGCGTTTACTCCTGTTTCTTTTTCTGCTTTAACAAACGCTTTTCCACTTCCAGCAAAATTGTTTGCTCCCAGGTTTTCCCACGCACGTTCGAACATGTCTGCGGTTAGTCCTGAAGAGCAGGAGACCACCATGTTACTGGTGGCCTCACTGTTCATTACTACTTTATAAGTTTCGTTTAGGTCATAGAGAATGTCCTGCATTTTACGGTTTTCTTTTTTAACTTGGTATAATTTATCGTCAAGTTTTTTATTGTCGGTTTTGAGCTTCTTATTTTCAGCTTCCACGGTTACAATTTCTTCTTCAAGTTCTTCTCGGTATTCTGTCTCTTCGGCCAATGCTTCTCTGGTTTTTTGTAATTCTACCAAAGCGAAAATCGACACCAACAGCATGACTGAAATTGAAAGATAAATAGCCATGTGTTTCACGGTTTACCCCTCCCCAATTGCTCTTATAGCTAAATCAAGCCTCCCGTCTTTTTCGTGAAGTCTCACAACTTTAGCCCTGGTGTTTACAGCAGACAGGTAAAATCTAATATGTTCATCTATAATTTTTTGCATTCGTTCGTTAGTGTGCCTGAAGCCATCGTCCTGTAAAGGTATTCCAGGAGCTACATAAATTATAACGTCATAACCTTTAACGAAGTGGTTCATAGTTAAATTGTAATAGTGCTGTTTAATCTCTTCACAATCTGGAAGGGTTGCTGTGTGGTAGTAAACATAGTTATCCAGAGTGCTTCGGTCACTAACGAAACCTGTTTCTCTGTGGTAGTGCTCTTCATTAATCTGCCTACGAACAACTTCAAACTGAATCATTGAGACGGTTTCTGGGTCAATGACACGTTCGATATTATCAATTCCCAGGTCGTAACAGACTTTTCGCTCTTCAATCAAAGGAAGCCTTAACTTTACAGACAACTCCTTAGCTAACGTGGTTTTGCCTACTCCTTGTGCTCCTATAACTGCAATTTTCTTTTTACCAACCACTATACATCACCTTCCTTTTGTGCAAATTCGCAAGTGCTTCTGGCTATACCCTGCAAAAATTCTGCTTGAGTAAACAACCTTTTTCTTAAATGTGGGTCTGTTCGGTCGAAACCGTCAGGGTCTATCACTCTGGTTTGAAATTCCTTTTCCCATTCAGGTATCGTTTTAAGCTCTTCCTTTTTTTGATATGTTTCAAAATCTGATTCTTCGGGTGTCTCTTCGTTAAAACTGTAACCATAACGCTCTTCCATTTCCATAGCACAAACTAAATTCCAGGAAGCTGCACATAAGTGGTCTTCGTCTCTTTCGCCCATCATGTATTGGAACAGGTGTCTCAAGCCACTATCTATGAAAACATCGACTGGCATTCCTTTTTCCCAATTTCTGTCTCCGTATTTAACTGCTCCTGCCTCAAAGTGTTTAGATAGTCTTAACAGTGCCCTGGGTGGTAACAAATCACAGCGTCCTTTTCCTTCTCGAACGTCTCTAACTGCTCCAGTGTGAAAGTTTCTTCGCTGGCCACTGTCTTTTAACATTGTTTATCCACCCCCGTTAAAAAGATAAACATCGGAAATGTTTCCATTACATGCTCACAGAATTTCTTCCACTCTATCAGTTTATGCTTCTTTCTTTGCTCAACCACCGTTTTCTCCTCCTTTTTTAAATTTCCCAGCAATTCATTTCAATCATTGCAGGAAGTTCTCTGTTGTCTGTCTTTAAACTTTCTTCAAATTTACGACAATAATAGTTGTGAAGTGTGTTTCGTTTATCTCGAACATACCTTGCTAAATAACTACACCCCAGGCAATTATTGTTATACTTGGCCAAAATTATCCCTCCTTTCTTTTTGGTTTAACAACCAGTGTGGTCGCAATTGTTACACTTGAAACAGCCCTCTTCAAATGTTAAAACGCCTGACTTACAATCGGGACAGATGTTTAAAGTGTCAGAATCTATGTCACCGTTTCCTTCAATAAGATAGTTTAAAGACTGAGCAATAGCGTCTGGAACAGACCTAACTTTTTGTGGACCAAAGCCCATGCTTTGCGGACCACCAATTCCACTTAAATGGTAAATAACGGTGTCAATGCTTACTCCGCTCCTCAGACATATTGAGATTAACCGTCCAATTGCTTCAGTGAAAGCCAAAACATCTGAACCGTTCTTCCCTAACTGACACAAAGCTTCAAAGGGTTTTCCGTCTCGGTCGAAATTAAGGGTCACCAGGATATTCCCCAATGGAGTTTTCCACTTGGCAGTTTTTCCACTGAGTGTCTTTGGTCTTTCCTTTGTCTTCGGTGGCCATTCCTTTGGTTTCTCTTGGCCTTTTTGGTCAGAATCAATATTCTCCTCGGCTCCATTTTGTTCTTCCTGGCTTTCTTCTTTAATCAAGACACCACTTCTGGTTCCATCACGATAATAAGTGATACCTTTACAGCCCAAAGCGTAAGCAGTTCTAAAAAGTTTTGGAACGCTTTCTTTATCGTGTTCATTAGGAGCATTAATGGTCTTGGAAATTGAACTATCCACATATGCCTGAATTTTTGCCTGAACGTTTACGTGTTCAAATGGAGTGACATCGTGAGAACTCACAAAATATGCAGGTATGTCGTCTCCTTGTTGTTTATACTTAGCATAGAGTGGGTGTTCCACGACATGCTCTCCAGTGTGGTCCCTTCTTCGATATGACCAACTGAAGACAGGTTCAATTCCACTGGACACCCCAGCTAAAATAGATGTCGTTCCTGTAGGTGCTTGAGTTAACAGTGTTAGGTTGCGGATACCGTGTTCTTGAATGCCTTTTTGTATCTCGGACGGAAGTCTTTTAATGAATGGACTATCCAGAAATTTTCTATCGTAAGCAGGTGCAGGTCCCAATTCCTGTGCCAACTGAATGCTTTTTCTATACGCTTCGTTTTGTATGAAAAAATAAACTGCGTCAATCCAGTTTAAACTTTCTTCACTTCCATATGTCAAACCTTCCAGAAGTAAAGCGTCTGCCAATCCCATAGTTCCCAGGCCAATTCTGCGTTGTTCTATTTGTTTCTGTTTCATTTTGTCCGTCACGTAAACGCTTTCATCAATTACTCTATCTAAAAATAAGACAGCATCGTGAATAGTCTTTCTTAATTTAGACCAATCTATGTCTCCGTTCTCGTTTATGTGTGCTACTAAATTTATTGAACCTAAATTACACACTCCCCAATCTGGTAAAGGTTGTTCGCCACAAACATTAACTGCCTTAATTTTTTCTATATAACGGGTGTTAGAATGTATATTACACTGGTCCAGGAAAACCACTCCAGGTTCTCCACCGTTTTCCCATGCAGAATAACATATCTTCTCCCAAAGTTCTCTGGCTTTAATAGTTTTGTATTTTACAATCGGTAAACCGTGAATTAACCACTTCCTAACGTCACCGTCCCAAAGTTCGTCATAACGTTCATGAGAAGTATCTGGAAATATTAAATGCCAATCTTCGTTTTGTGTTACAGCTTTCATGAATTCATCTGTAATATTCACAGAAAAATTAGCGTTGTTCAGAACACCCTCTGTCTTTTTGGCCTCAATAAAATTTAAAATGTCAGGGTGCCACACGTCCAGGACAAACATTAAAGCTGCTTGTCGGCTTCCTCCTTGTTCCACACGTTCTGCCAAACCATCTAAGCCCCTGGCCCAACCTACAACTCCAGAACTTTTACCGTTAACTCCTTTAACATAAGCACCCTGAGGACGAATTGCGGACCAATTTAAACCAACGCCCCCACCTCTGCAGTTAATTTCGATAATGTTCTTGAAAGTGTCTAAAATGCTTTCTCTGCTGTCAATGGGAATGCCTTCTTGATTAGGTTCTATAGGTAACACAAAACAGTTAAAATAAGTCTTCAAATCTTTAGTTCCTGCACCTGCAAGAATGCGTCCTCCAGGGACAAACTTGAAATCGTTTAGTAACTTGTAAAATTCAGTTATTTCAGTGTTGTTAGAACCTATAGCGGTGGCCACTCTGGACCACATATCTTCCACGTTGTTCTCTATAGGTTCACCTTTCTCGTTCTTTTTAGCATACCTGTCCAGAAATATTTTCTGTCTTTGTTCGTCCCACTTTCTAATCTGCATGATTATCCTCTCCTTCTTCTTTTTTAGTTTTTCTAATACCATCAAATATACGACTGGCCACGTCTAAACCAGCAATCTCCATTTTCTTAGCAATTTGCCTCTGGTCAGAAGAAATGTTAGTTTCTAAAGTCTCTACCATGGTTTCATTAGAAGCTTGCTTCGTGTCTTCCTCTGTTTTAATACCAAAGCTCCAATCTGTTATTTCAAAGCTTAGGTTCAGTGTGATAGGAATAGCACTTCCTTTAAAGTGTCTTCTGATTTTGATTGATTGTTCATCACCCTGCACAGGTCTAACCTGCCAACCTGTTTCTAACCATGCATTTAAGAACTGACTTCCCCAAAGGCTTTCTCTTTCTCCAGTAGAGGCACCACTTTTGGTGGTGTGGTGTGCAATCATGAAGGAACAATTAAAATCGTCCCTCATTTTCTTTAAGGCCAACATAGCCTGTGCACCTTCAGCCATGTAATCTTTAGAATCTGCTGCTGAATATAGAGGGTCCAAAATAACTAATTTTGGCTTGATTTGAGAAATGGCCTGTCGTAATCCTTCCATACTATTTTCATCTTTAAAGTTTAAAGCTCTGTCCGTGTGCCAATAGATATTAGGCATAGAGGGTGGCACAGGAACAACATAACAATCTCCAACTTGTTGAGGTTCTCCCAGGTTCATGATAACACCTATTCGGTTGAACAGCATGGGAAAAGGGTCTTCCTGCTGAACGACTAACACTGGTCCAGTGTGGTCTACTCTATACTCTCCCAGGAAATCTTTTCCTGTGGCTATAGAAATAGCTAAATCTAACAAAAGCCATGTCTTGTAGTTCCCTGGTGGAGCAACAATCAGACCACAGGTTGCTTCAGGCAACCAATCTTGAATGGTCCAGGTGACTTCACCGAAACCATATTTACTGAGTGTATCCGCAAAGGACATCACTCGGAATTCTGAACTGCCTGAATTGTCTTTGTTTTCTTCCTGTTTGGTTTTTTCCCTTCCTGCAATTGAATTTACTATTTTGACTATTTGTTCCTCTGACAGTGATGGTTTACAGTGTCTCTGGTTCCATATTTTTAACATGCTTAGCACTTCTTTGGTTGAAAGACCTGCTTGAAATAATTTACCTGCTCTACGAGTAACCTCTTCGTCACGTTTTCCTTTAGGTAAATCTTCTTCCCAATCTTGAGAAGATAGCCTTCTTCTCCCTCTTTTTAAAATCAATTGTAAAAGTTTTTGAGGAAGAGGAGCTATATCCACGTCAGGGTCCAACCAATAATACCTTCGGCCACTTTGGTGGTGTGACGGCGGAACAACTACATAACCACCGTCACCACGCACGTCTACTCCAGGAAGCAGTTCTACTACGTTAGGAACCTCTCCTCCTGGGTGCTGAAAATAAAGGTGCTGTCCTCCACCACCAGTGACACATGTCAAAGTCTTTTGCTCTAAGTATGGCTCCAGATGTTTTAAACCTTCTTCACTGTCTATGTCAATAACAACAACGTTTGATATTTTACCTGTGATTATAGCTATTGAAGCGTCTGGCCATTTTTCCCACCACGTTTTAACGTTTTTTTCAGTAACTCCAACGTTCTGATAACGTTTCCAGGAAGGCAATTTTGGTTGCTTATTAGAATTTACAGGAAGGACATTCATGCCCAATTCTAAATAACTTAACGCATGTTCTTGCATTTATTTTCCCTCCTTTACTATCACCTCCTGAGCTTGTGTCGTAACTCTAATGCATTCTTTTCATGAACTAAGTCCTTGACTGCTTGTTCAATGGTGTAAACTTTACGAAATGGTTTGAGATACAGAAATTTGTTGAAAACAACTTGGTCGTCCATAACTAAAACGACATATTTTCCTAAATCTATAGCTTTTTGTAGTTCCATGAATGTTCCCACGGTATAATCTTCTTTCAACAAGTAGGAAATCACAGCGTCACTTTCCTCTAACGCTGTCATATTTACACGGATAAGCTTTTCTACTCCTTCTTTACTGCGAAAATCCCAATTAAAAGCATGTGCTGGAGAATATGCACACATACCGTTTTCAACTAATAATTTAGAAGTCTCTTCTCTCCAGTCACGTCCGTTTGCAGTCTGGTCTATCGGACCATTTAAGAAAACCAACCTCATGAACTATACCTCCCCTTGAATTATCTCTTTAATGCAACCATAACAAAAGAACTTACCTTTAACTTCTTTAGTGGCTTTACGCCCACAGAGGAAGCACATGCCCTCTTCTTTGAGAGAACGAATAATTATTTTACCACTGTCGATATAAATTCCTACTTCTGTTCCAGGTTTTAAATCCCACATGTCTCGAACCTCAGAAGGAATGACAATTCTACCTAAAGCTCCAATGGTTTTAGTAGTGATTAATTGCATTAAAATGCACCCCCATCATAATCATAAAAATTAGGTCCGAATCTTTTCATGACCACTGGTGTTCCGCATGCATTAATTCTGTCAACTAATTCCTCCACTCCATATCCCATGAGTTTTTCTGGCCACCAATCTGTAAATGTTAATACAATTGCTGTCGGACCATTTAAAATTAAAGATTTTTTAAAGTCTTTCCAGGACCACAGGAACACCCGTTCATAACTTCCACTGTCGGTTTGCTTTTTCATTGTTTCAGGGATTGTTTTGCCAATGGCTTTTTCCAATTCTTTCCAACTTAATTCGTGTCCTCCAGTAGGACCACTGTTCCCAGGAACCCTCATAGGAACAGCCCTATACACTGCGTAAATGTTCCTCACAGACCAAAGAGGCAACCCTGCCTCAGCCAATAAAGCTGCTGGTGTGGTATCTTTTGACGTACAGAAAGGATAATAACCGTGGTTTAAAGAAAGCAACGCTCCCTGACTTCCTTCAATTATTCCTTTTGCTTTTTCGTCTAATTGTTGGTAATATTGAATGGTGTCAGTGACATATCTTTCCAATTCAGGGTAGTCTTTAGCGGTTTTAAATTTACCGTCTCTAATTACTTTATGTGCCACTGCTTGCCCTGTCCCTTGGTGCGTTGAACCTCTCCACGCTGTTTCTTTGCCTTGCTTAACGTGAGAATTTTCGATTACACCAGCGTTTTTGTCTATGAGAATTTTATTATCAATGTCTCTTCCCCACAACGAATACAGTTCTTTAACTTCACGTATAAAAGTTTCCAGTTTAATCATGTGGCCAGGTCCTAATATAGACGTAATTTCTTTTGTCCATGCAGCTACAGGAAGCACTCTGGCAGTGTGTTTATCACCATTAGGAAGCATAAATCTGTGTTCAGCGTTGCTTCCTCCCACCCTAACAGCAAAATCGTAATCCTTTTGCACCGCTAAATGTGCACATATCTGTCCTTTTCCTTCGTCTCCATATTGTCCTCCAACAACAATGTCTACTATCATTTTTTCATTCCTCCTCTTTATTTTTGTAAAATACTCCAAACTCCCCCAGGCCAAATAAACTACTGCTGATAAGTATATCTGGAAGACAGTGTTTAATTGCTTTCCCTTCCTGACTGATTAATTTTAAATATGTTGCAGGGTTCATGACTATACAAATTTCATCTTCTGTAGTTTCTTTGTCTTTTTGTAAGAACGACACAATTTCTTCTTGAATTTTTTCATATAAGCTTCCCACTTCTTTCACCCTCCTTTTCCTTTAATCAAATGAAGAAAAGCATGTTGAACAGCCTCCGTTTCGTGTTTAGTTTTGGTTTTAGTGATGTCCCAACACTGTGCCATTATCTTTTTCATGTTTCCTTTAAACATTTGCTTTACTTCCGAAGCCATTTGAAAACTGATACCAATGTTGTGCTTGTGTCCCAACACTTCCAGCATTCCTATAACTCTGGCAGAATAAGCTTTATCAAAGCCCCCCACTGCCCAGGGATATACTCTATAATCTTCTATAACCCATAAAGGATAATTTAACCAGGGTGATGTTTCTTTTTCCACTGTCTGAAGAATTTCGTTATAAGACAGAGTGTAAGTTTCAATCAATTTCCCTTTTTGAATTTCTGCCACTCCTGTGTTATCTCCTGGGTCAAATGCAACTAAACTTATCTCTGGTAGTTCCACGCAACCTCCTCCTTATTTAGAAAGTTCAATAAGGGTCTGGTCCAGGTCTGGTTTGTTGTTTTTAAATTCAATGTCAGTCATGTTCGCCCATGACAGCCCAATTTTACCATCTGCTATAATGGGAACCTTAAATTCAAAATTTTCCATAATTTCTTTGATGTCTTTGGCCCTCTCCTTAGCTTCTTCCATAGGAATTTCAAAAAGAATTTCGTCATGGACCTGTAAATTCATGTAAGAATCAGTATTCCTTAAGTAATTGTTGAGTTCGGTAACAGCTATTCGCATCATTTCAGCCACTCCACCTTGAATAAGGTTTGACATGGCTTTGTGTGTAGCGTCTTCTTGTCTATAATGCCTCAGCCTTCCAGTCCACATGGGAATGTATCTATATTTTTCAGCTAATTTTTGTGCAGTGTTATAAAGTTTTCGCACTCCTGGAGCATTTTTATGGTATTTATTTAAATATTGTTTAGCTTGATTATAGGGTATTCCTAACATGTCTGATAGCCCATCTGCTCCCAAACCATACACAATACCAAAGTTAATTCTTTTAGCATAATTTCTTGGAATGCCTAATGCTTCAGCAGTAGCTTGGTGAATGTCTCTGTTTTCCTGGAAAGCACTTATGAAGAATGGGTCTTGGGTGTAATGTGCCAACAATCTTAATTCTGCCTGACTCCAGTCCCAGGCCATTAATACATGACCTGGTGGAGCTATAACCAAATCTCTCACCCTATATTGGTCTTTCTTTTTGGGAAGAGCTTGTAGGTTGGGTTTTTGGCACGATAACCGTCCAGAAATTGTTCCTATAATGTTTAGGTTAGGGTGTATCCTATAATTGGGGTCAGCCAATTCTAAGAACCCATTGTAATATGTGGAGACTGCTTTGCTCCATGCTCTGTAGTCAATGACCAATGGAGCAATTGGGTGTTCGCTTTTCGCTAATGTGTGTTTATCTGTTTCCTTTTGTCCCAACACTTTTCTCATTTGAGGAACACTATTAGGATTAAAGCCTTTATAAGTATGTTTTTCGATTTCCTGTTTGATTTGTTCACATTTCTTTTCGGCTTCGTCTTTAAAATCCTGGCAAAGATTAGGGTCAATTAATACTCCTCTTTTCTCCATATTGGTTATGGCTTTAGAGTATTCGTTAATTTCAATCCAGATATCAGTTAATCCCTGTTGGTCCAGTTTATCTTGACATAATTTGCACAGTTTCCAGGTTAAAATTACGTCCTGCTCTGCGTAAGGTGCTACTTCTTCTGGAGATAAATATCTCATATCTCCTTTTTTAAGCTTTCGTTCCTTTAATAATCGTTGCAATTCTTTGTCAGGTTCACTGGCGTTTTTATCAATATATTTCTGGCCCAACTTCACCAAAGCAAAACTAAACTCGTTCTCATTGTTTAGGTGCATGCCTAACATACCATCAATGTGCTGGTTTTCCACTTCAACTCCTTCGGCCTCTGTAAAATGGTGGTCGAATTTGATGTTCCACCCCATAAGGCCACGCCCACTGTCCTCCAACACGTTTTTTAACTTTTGAAATTCATCTAACGGTAAATTTTCTCCATTTTCGTGTCGAAATGGAATATAATAAGATTGAAAAGTATCTTTCTTTAAATCAGGAGTTAAAGCAGCTACACCAATTAAACGGTCTCCGTTAAAAGGGTCAAGCCCTGTGGTTTCCAGGTCATACACTAAAAAGGGTGGACCATTATTAATCTTTTCTATAACACTATTTAAATCTTTAACATTTGAGACCAGCATACCTATTCGCTCCTTTTTAACAAATACAGGAGCTATCACCGTAAAACAAGTGATAGCTCCCTATAGGTAATTTTAGACAGGAGTATCAGATTTCGAAATTTTAATGGTCTCTTCTGTTGGTGGGTATACTCGGTCTACTTTAGCGTTAGTCCTGCCATCGTATTCACCGTGAAACACTTCAATGATACATGGTGAACCGATAAGGTCTGAACGTTTAAACCTTGAAATGGTTCCTTCCGCTTCAATTCCCAAAGCTTCCAGAGTTTCCACTACTTTCCACCTGGCCTGCGGTAAAAGACTGGTCCAGAATCTTACTTCAATACCTTCAGAATCTCCAGCAAGTATTCTAAACTGCCACACAAACTGCGGATTTCCTTTAGAACTCTCCGTCTTTTCAAAATCGATTAACTTAGCGTGGTGTTTGCCCTCTGAAGCAAGTGCAAACCCTCCCACCTCAACGTCTGAAAAATCTTCCTCAAATACTTCGTCTTGAGCTTCGTCAGGCAACCCCATGGGTTGCTGAGGTTCCTTCTTTTTACTTCCTGCTTTACTCTTTCCCTTCATTCCAGGAATATCAGGTCTTTCTGCCATTTAAACTTCCTCCTTTTTCATGATTTTATTTACCAAAGTAGGAACGTCAGGGTTGTCTATAACCATACCCAAACGCCCACCAGGTGAACGGTCTTTGGCAACCCACTTTTTGTAGGGTTGACATAATAATTTTCGGTTAATTTCTTCTGTTTCTCCTTCTTCGTCTTCGATAGTTTCGGTAACAGTGAACATGTAACCAATTATGTCCATATAACCAGAGACAGCAGTTCTTAACTTTGGTGTTAAAGCAGGGTGCACAATTTCGTTTTTGTCTTTATCCTGAGAACTTGCGTCATGAGCAGTAAAGATAACGTGCATAGGAAGGTCCCTAAATTTTCGGACAAAACGCCTTAACTCTTGGGTGCTCTTTCCATAATCCTCCTGCCAAATGTCGTCTTCGTCTTCTCTTTTTGCTCCAGAAGTGCTGGTTTTATCTAATTGCTTGCCTACAATGTGCTCCAGGTTAACGATTTGTAATTCAGACAGGGAATCTATTACCACAGTTTTGAAAGGGTGGTCTCCTTTGGCCAAATACCAAAATATCTGGTCCAAATGGGAGAAACCTTCCAGGTCCACCACGCTGGGTGGTTCCTCAATGCCAATGTCATTTGCTTCGGCTATGCTCAACATACCCCCCTCAATGTTAACAAATAAAGCTGGTGCAGTGATATCGTGCAGTTCTGCTGTAGCTGCAAATGTGGTTTTCCCTGCTCCTGGCGGACCATAAATTAACATCTTAAGCTTATAGTCCGTAATTTTTGGCCTGTAAATTTTCAGTTCAGGAAGCTCTACAGGAGTATTCTTAGCCATTAAAAATCACTCTCCTTTTCTTGTTTAAATTCCTCTTCCTCTTCAACCACTTCAATTCGACTTCTCTTGGGTTCGTAATTGTGTTCAATTAAATTGTAAACGTCACCTCCTTTAACCAATTCTACACAAAGCTCTTTATAATTGCAACCATTACAATTAATGAAAGACTCACAACGGTAAATGTGTTTCTTGGTTTTCAGGATTTCCCAAATTTTCCGTAAGATGTCCTGTTGGAACAGTCTTACTTCAGTTTTGGAACGATAAATATAGTTTCTTTGGAAGAATTGAAAATCCTTAAGCTTATCCTTCATGTCTAAATACTCTTGAGGGTTTTGACCATGTTCAATGAGGAAATCTCTGTAGGTTTGCCAATCAGTGTAAATTCTGGCCTTAGAAACACTGCCATCTTTATTAATCTTGGGTAAAGCTGGAAGTTTTGATAGGAGCTGATTATAAACTGTTCCCACAACAGGATACCCTTCACGAAAAGCAGCGAATTGATATATTCCTATCTGGCCATCTAATTCTAAATCTTCCTCTTTTCTGAAGGATTTAGGAAATTTGTGTTCCAACAGCCACAAATAACCATCTTTGTCCTTAACAATAGCGTCCCAATAACCTATTAAGCGGACGTGAGTTCCCTGAATAGGTATGGAGAATTTCTCTTCTACTGCAATTGGGGTCCAGGTGTCTTGGTAGTGTTCTAAGTATCTGCGGACAATCTGGTGAGTTGTAGAAGCTATCTCTGCGAAGTATTCTTTCTCTTCATCGAAGAGCTTTCTTTTATTAATTTCCTGCTCATACCAAATCTGAATGGCCTGTTCCCAATCTTCTCCCAGCAGGATAGCTTTAATTGCTTCGTGGCCACACGAACCAATAGAAGGAAGCCTCTCCTGCTTCTTAGGAACAATGCCTATTACATAATTCCAATACCACTTCTGTCTGCAGGTTGACCATGTTTTAATTTCAGACCAACTAATAGTCTTCCTCTCTTCCATTTTTTCTCCTCTCCCTTAGTAAATTAAGACCTGCACCAGGATTTTCTCTCTATATGTGTCAAAAGGTGCAGGTCTATTATACCACAGCATGGCAAATCCTGTCAATTATCTAACTTTTTAACCAACCTCTTTTAATCAATTCGTTTTCAGCTTCCTGGTCTCCTTGTTTGTATTTTTTAAGAAGTTTTGACTTAAGTTTAGAGTCGTGGCCAGGAATAAATTTCCTTCCTGGCTTGGCATATGCCCCACAACCACACTCACAGGGTTTTGCCTCTTTTTTCTGTTGCCTCTTTTGAGCTTTTTGAGATTGCTCTTCCCCAATTTTCAGAAATTCTATAATCTCTTGACTTTCTTCTTCTGTTAAATCTCCTATCGTTTTGTTTATGGTGATTTCCCTATCACGATAAATAAGCCTGTCTCCACCGTGGTCCATTCTTTTAACCGTAACTGAATTTTCCAATATATTCTTTTTGCTCTCTGTCATGCTATTTCCTCCCCTTTCTGTAAAATAGTTTTCCTTCTTAACACAGCTTCAATTATAGATACCTTCTCATTTAACACCTCCTCAACAAATTCATCGCCAAATGAAGTATTATAAGCTAATATCTCCATAATAGTAACATTGTCAGTCTGGCCAATTCGGTAAATGCGGTCCACTGCCTGTTCATTAGTGGCAGGTGTCCAGTGTTTATCTAAGAATACAGCTATAGAAGCCTCTGTTAATGTGATACCCACCCCACCAGCCTGCATAGTGCATGCAAAGACTTTAACATTAGGGTCATTCTGGAAATCATCTACTGCTTTTTGTCTTTGGCTTTCTGCGGTGTCCCCTGTCAGAGTAACGTGCTTTATTTCTTTTTCGCTGAGTATTCCTGACACCAAATTAATTGCTTCTTTAAACTGCGAAAACACCACAATTTTCTGGTCGGTTCCTTCAATTATATCCATTAGTGTCTCGATTTTGGTTCCTAAAGTTTTATCTCCAACTAAATTAGGAGAAACCGCTATTTGACGACAACGGGTTAACTGTGCCAGTATACCAGGTGCTACCAGTTTATCTGAAATATTTTCTGTGTCTTGAGATATTCCCATTTCTTCCAGTTTCTTATCAATCTCGATTATAGACTGCTTCTCCATTTCTCTATAAAGCTTTTCCTGTCTTTCGTCCATTTCAACCCATACCTGCTGATAGGTTTTTTCAGGTAAATCTTTCAACACTTTCTTCTTTTCCCTGCGAAGCATAATAGGGTTCAATTCTTCCCTGAGTTTTTCTGGGTCCTTTGGGTGTGGGTCGATTTCCCACCCCCACTTCCCAGGCCACGCATTTGCAAATTCTTTAACAAAATTCCAGAAGGAATTATATTTGTTAGGATATAAGGTGTTCAATAACGCCCAAAGTTCATCGACACGGTTCATAATTGGAGTTCCTGTTAACAAAAATACCGAAATATCTTGGTCCCTGGTTAGTGCTTGAATATCTTTAGTCTGCTGAGCTTTTCGGTTTTTGATTTTATGTGCTTCGTCTACTACAATCAAGTCCCAGGATATCTCGTTAATCATGTCTATAAAATCATGCTCTCTTTCAACCATTTTCCCGTCTTCGTTTTTATACTTACCTCTGCGAACTGTCTCATAGTTTACCATTAAGTAACCTTCTTCAAAGTTTTGAATAACTTCTTCCTTGTGCTGACGGTTCTTTTTAGAACGAAGCACTTTAGCTTTCTTGTTAGACCATTTCTTGACTTCATTTTTCCAGTTAACTTTTAATCCGTTAGGACATACTACCAGGACGTTTTTAGCTTGTAACATTTCAGCAGCTATAATGGTCTGAACTGTTTTACCCAGGCCCATATCATCTGCTAATAGGACACGTTTCCCTTCGGACAGGAATTTAACTCCTACCCTTTGAAAAGAACGCAACTTCTCAGCGTTAGGAACATCAATATCTATATCGTCCTGCTTTTTTAGTAATTCCATTTTCTGTCTGTGTATCATTTGAGACGTAAGCCAATCCCTAACTTTATCTTCAACTTTTGCCTGAGGAAATTTATTGAATACATCTTGGAGTAACCTCTCTGTAAGTTTAAAGTGCCACCCTTTATTCTTGTTGTCAAACCTTCTATAAGGTATGGTTTTAACTATGTTATTCATTGACTTTGGACATTTTAACAGTATTTCTATCATGTCATGTTGGTGGTTCACGTAATCAATAACAACTTGTGCTTCCTGTTTCTTTTTCTCTACCACTGAACCTGTGATTTCTCCAGTAAATAAATTTTCTACATCAAACCCTGCGGATTGTAACTGTCCTTTATACTTAATTAATAATCTCCGTGCAGCTACCGCTTGCTTCATGGTCCAATTTTCCTGGTTAGCCAACGATTTACCAAATCCTGTGTCGGTTGCATTGAACCCCTGACCATCACGTAAGCTGGCCCCGTCACAAACTCCAGCTAAAAACTGAACTGCTTTTTGTAATTCTTTGACATCTGGCATTATTGCTCCTCCTCTCTTTTGTCCCACAATGGGAACGGACAATTTTCACAATTAAGGTAATTATCCACAATATCACAATTTTCTGCCTGGAACATGGTGTAACCGTTTTCACGTGCTATTCGAACACATTTTTTAAATTCCCCCTTAAACTCTCCCATGGTTTCTATCCCCTCCCCAAAAAGGTTTCCACCTATGCTCTCCAGAAGCCTGGAGAGCATTTCGAAGAGTAACCAACTCTTCTCTTCAGGGTGGTTTAACTTTCTTCCTGCTCAAGCTGTCGAAGAGCTTTGTTTCTCTGCTCCATAACTTCATTTTCATCTTCCATAAACTGGTTAGCTCTGTGCATGAAACGATTGAATTTAGCTGTTAATTCTATTGCTTTTACAGCTTGCTTTTGTTCAACCAATTCCAAAGCTTTGTCCTGTCCTGTTGCTAATAATGTTACTGCTATCGTGGCCAACTGAAGTCTTTTAACGTTCAGTCTCTCGTCTTCTTTTTCTTCTCCTATTTTGTCTGATTTTTGCTCTACTTTCTCAACAGATACCTTAACAGCCTGAGCTTCGGTGTCGAAACCAAAATCCTGAAGAAGATTTAACCCTTCTTGAACCAAACTATCTAACTCTTTCCTCCGATTTTCCTCCATTAATCTCTACTCCCCTTTCTCAATTGATAATTTAACAACATTGGGGTCTCCCAGGCTTTTGACAGCCCACTTCTTGATGTAAAGAATTCCTATTACTGGTGGTTGTTCTCCTTCACGTTCCTGAAATCTAACTGTGTTTTTGGTTTCTTTTTCTTTGTCAAACAGAACTTCCATGGTGTCTAATTCCTCCTTTCATTTTATGACCTTCCTCTCAACCAGCTACTTTAAGTAACTGGCTCAGAGGAAGGCCACTCCCAGGGTAATGGGAGTGGCTTCACTTATGCTTTAACACATTTACAACTTCCAGCACGACAAAGAGGACCTTTTCCGCTTTCATGAGGAAGAATTAGCTTGCCACAACATTCGCACGGGACCATGACATTTCTGGCCTCTT